AACCTTGGAGAACTTGCTGATATTGAATATTTCCAGAAGAAACTTTATAGAGCTCTTGGTGTTCCAGAGTCTCGTTTGGGTGGAACAGGTGGATTCAACCTAGGCAGATCTTCAGAGATTTTAAGAGACGAAATTAAATTTACTAAGTTCGTCGGAAGAATGAGAAAGAGATTTTCTCAACTATTCATGGATATGTTAAAGACTCAACTTATCCTCAAAAATATTGTAACTCCAGAAGACTGGAAAATTCTTTCCGATCACATTCAATTCGATTATGTTTATGACAATCACTTTGCAGAACTAAAAGAAGCAGAATTGATTCAAAACAGACTCAATGTTCTTGCAGTTGCTGAACCATACGTTGGGAAATATTTTTCTGTAGATTATGTCAGAAGAGTTATTCTCAAACAAACTGATTCTGAAATTGTAGAAATTGATGAACAAATAGTAAAAGAGAAAGAAAAAGGAATTATTCCACCCGATGTAGATCCTACAACTGGACTTCCTGTTGGGGAACAACCACCTATTGATCAAGGATCTATGGGCGAAGTTCCAGTTTCACCAGAAGCTTCAACTGCTTCTGTTGAGATGCAACCAACAGAAGAAGCTCCTAAAGCCACTATGCCTAAGGGTGGTAGGATCTAATAAATACCTTAAATAAACATTGAATTAAAACAAATGGATGATTTAATTGACATGATTGTTGCTGACCAATCCCCATCAGATATCAGCGACAGAATTAAAGAGATTTTAATGCAAAAATCAGCAGAAAATATTGATATTATTAGACCTGCGGTTGCTGCATCAGTTTTCGGAAATGAAGAAAATGTGGAAGAAAGTGATGATGAAGTTGCAGAGGAAGATGCAGAATAATAAATAACTATTATAGGACTTTATTATAACGATGCAAAGAACAAAAATAATTGCAACAGAAGTTGCAATGCCAACAACTGCAGGCGCTGCTTCCAGTATTAGTGAAGCAACTTGCGTAAGATTATACAATGGTTCTGGTGCTGCAGCTACGGTAAGTATTTCAACTGCTGTTGGAGCTGCAACAACCAATTCATTCACAATGGCTACAGGTGATGTTGAATTTCTTCAAAAAGCTGCAACGGATGTAATTTTTGCATCTTCTGCGTCTGTGAAAGCTGCCAAAGTAGGACTTACCAACTAAGAACCATGAAACTAATTACCGAAGAAGTAACGAATGTAAAAATTATCACTGAAGGAAAAGGTGATAATAAAAAACTTTATATTGAAGGAGTATTTCTCCAAGGAGAAATTAAAAACCGTAATGGGAGAATGTATCCCATCACTGTTCTCTCTCGTGAGGTTGATCGTTATAATGAACAGTTTGTATCTAAAGGTCGCGCTTGGCGTTTCTTCTCGTGGTGTTGGTTCACTCCAAACAACTAGTGAAGGTCACAAAGTAGTTGGTGAAGATTTTATGCTTGCTACTGCAGCTGATATCGTCGCTGATCCTTCTGCTCCAGATGCTTTTGTTTCTGGAATCATGGAAGGAAAAGAGTGGGTTTGGGAAGGTGGAATCCTTCGTGAACAACTCGTTTCAAAAACTCAAAAGAGAATTAATACTCTTGTTGATCAAAGAAGACTTGATGAACAGAAGTTAAATCTGTTTAATGAGTTTTTATCAAATCTATAAATTATAAATAAATACAGATTATACAAAGGTAATCGGAGAGTACAAATGTCCCGTGGTAAGAATTTACAAGAAATGGAAACCGGCACTTCACAATCCAAAACTGCTGTAAACGCTAATGCAGCTGCAGCAGAAGCACCACACAAGAGTGCAACCCCTGTTGCAACTCCTGGACAAACTGGTGCTTGGGAAGATCTTGGCGGTCCAACCCCAGAAAACAGTCGTCCAGATGACAACTCAAATACTTTAAAAACTCCAGGTGCAACCCTGAAGCAAGTTAAAGATGTTGTCAATGCTAAAGCTGCTGCAGCTGAAGCTCCTCAAACTTCTGCAACTCCTGTTTCAACACCAGGTCAAGGTGGTGGAATGAAGGAAGAAGTAGAAGAAGATGAGGATCTAGTTGAAGAAGAAGAAACTGAAGCGACTGAAGAAGAAACAGAAGCAACAGAAGAATCTGAAGAGGGTGCTGAAGAAGTGGTAGAAGAAGATGTAGATTCTATCATTGAAGAGGATGTAAATGCTCTCCTATCTGGCGAAGAAGAACTCTCCGAAGAGTTTAAAGAAAAGGCAAAGCTTGTATTTGAAGCTGCCCTTCACGCCAAAACAAAAGAAATTCAATCAGTAATGGAAGAGCACTATGCTACTGCTCTTGCAGAAGAGGTTGAAGAAATTAAACTAGAACTAACCGAGCGTGTTGATTCATACCTAGAGTATGTTGCATCCGAATGGTTAGAAGAAAATGCTCTCGCAGTTGAAAGTGGTCTCAAAACTGAGATCACCGAGTCCTTCATCAATGGTATGAAGGGACTTTTTGAAGCACATTATGTATCAATGCCTGAAGAGAAATATGATGTTCTAGAGAGCATGGTAGAAAAACTTGATGAAATGGAGACAAAACTCAACGAGCAAATTCAAAGAAATATTGCTCTTAACAAGAAACTTGCAGAATCTGCTGCTGACAGCATTTTCAATCAGGTTTCCGAGGGTCTCGCTCTTTCCCAAAAGGATAAGCTTGCAAGCCTCGTAGAAAGTGTTGAGTTTGAGAGTGAAGATGACTATTACCAGAAACTGGTAACTCTTAGGGAGTCTTATTTCCCAAGAAATGCTGGTATTCCAGCAAACGAGACGGAAAATCTATCAGAAGAAGCGAATTTCCAAGAGGTGACTCATTCACCTTCTATGGACGCTTATTTGCGTGCGCTGTTGCTGGTTTCGATCCAGTTCTAATCAGCCTCATTCGTCGTTCGATGCCTAACCTCATCGCTTATGACATCTGTGGCGTTCAACCAATGAGTGGTCCTACTGGACTCATCTTCGCAATGCGTTCCCGCTACGATAACCAGTCTGGTACTGAGACCTTCTTCGATGAAGTAGATACCACCTTCTCTGGTCAGAACAACAGCCGCAACCTTTCCAGCGGATTCTCCGATGGTCTAGTTGGTTTCGGTACAACCAACCAGGATGGAACCAATCCTAACGTTCTCAATCCAGTTGGAACCGCAACAACCAACCCATCTCCATACAACGTTGGTCAGGGTATGGCGACTGGTGAATCAGAAGCTCTTGGAGATGCTGCTGCTAATGCCTTCAACCAGATGGCATTCAGCATCGAGAAGGTAACCGTAACTGCTAAGTCACGCGCCCTCAAGGCTGAGTATTCACTAGAACTCGCTCAAGACCTCAAGGCAATTCATGGTCTAAATGCAGAAGCAGAACTTGCTAACATTCTCTCCACTGAGATCCTCGCAGAAATCAACAGAGAAGTTATCAGAACCATCTATAAGGTTGCTGAGCAAGGTGCTGCTGTTAACACCGCTACTGCTGGTGTATTCGACCTTGACGTTGACTCTAATGGTCGTTGGTCCGTTGAGAAGTTCAAGGGTCTACTCTTCCAAATCGAGCGTGATGCTAACGCAATCGCACAAAGAACTCGTAGAGGAAAGGGCAACACCATCATCTGTTCTGCAGACGTTGCTTCCGCACTAACCATGGCCGGTGTACTTGATTAGTTATGGTATTGTTGCCAACCCATTTGCAGAAGGAACCGATCAGGGACTCGGAAGACTCCGCCTCAATGCAAACCGTTACTACAGAAGAGTCAAGGTTTCCAACCTCATGTGATTCATTTCACAACTCTTCAGATTCAGGGGTCCGAAAGGACCCTTTTTTATTGGAAATAAATAAAAATAAAAACAATGTCTGGTGCTTTTGATAGACAAATTGCAAATAGAAATTTTCTTAGTCCATTAGGGTTTAAATTTAACCTTGTAAGGACTCCTAAAGTTGATTTCTTTTCAAAATCAGCAAATATTCCAGGATTAAATCTTGGAGTTGCCATCCAACCAACTTATCTAAAAGATATCCCCATTCCTGGAGATAAACTTATTTTTGATGATTTTAGATTAACATTTAATATTGATGAAAATCTAGAAAATTATAATACAGTTCAAAATTGGATGAGAGGACTTGGGTATCCAGAAAGTGTTTATGAATACACGGAATGGAAAAATAGTGATCCCACTAATCCAGGCCAAGATCCAAATACATCAGATGGAACTTTGATTGTCTACAATAGTAATTTCCAACCATCAACTCTAGTAAAATTTCAAGGAATGTTTCCGACTTCCTTATCAGAAATTGACTTTGATGCAACTCAAGCCGATGTGCAATATGCAGTGGCGACAGTAACCTTTAAGTATGTTCTTTATAAGATTTTGCCTTATGAACCTGGATGAAATACAAACACTTTGGGAAGAAGATTCTAAAATTGATGAAGACAACCTCCACACAGAATCGGTAAAGATTCCAAGTCTTCATGCAAAATATTATAAAATTTTTAATAATATCTTGACTCTTAAAAAAGCTCAAGAGAACAAATACAAGATCTTAAAAAAAGAAAAGTGGCAATACTACACTGGTAAAGCTGAACCAGAAGTTTATGTAGAAAAACCCTTTGATCATAAGGTACTTAAACCAGATTTGGATAAGTACATGGATGCTGACGAAGACTTACTCAAGTGTCAGACAAAGATTGAGTATTATCAAATGATGCTCAACTATCTGGAAAGCATTCTTAAAACTATATTAAATAGAACATATCAGCTCAAAAATGCAATTGAGTGGCAGAAATTTATTAGAGGATATGACTGATATTGTAATTGCGAAAAAGAACGAAGTATTCCTGAAAATAGAAGCGGAACCACATATCTATCAGGAACTTTCGGAACATTTTACTTTTGATGTACCAGGGGCTAAGTTTATGCCCCAGTATAGAAGTAAGTATTGGGATGGAAAGATTCGTCTTTTTTCAACCCATACTGGGGAAATATATGTCGGTCTTCTTGATAAAGTTGTTTCTTGGGCTAAGAAGTGGGACTACAAAGTAGAATTTAAAAACAATAAATTTTACGGAACTCCTTTAGAAGAAAATGAAATGATTTCTTATGAAGGTGTAAGAGATTATATGACTAGAATATCTAAGCATAAACCCAGAGACTATCAAGTAGATGCAGTTTATGATGCACTTAGATATAATCGTAAACTTTTAATTTCTCCAACTGCTTCGGGTAAGTCATTGATGATCTATTCGATCGTTAGATACTTTGCAGAAAGAGATCAAAAGATTCTTCTAGTTGTCCCCACAACGTCTCTGGTTGAACAGATGTTCAAAGACTTCCAGGATTATGGATGGAACGCAGAAGACTACTGCCACCGCATCTACAGTGGTCGTGAGAAGACGAATGAATACCCTGTGGTCATAACCACCTGGCAATCAATTTATAAACTTCCTAGGACCTTCTACGACTCATTTGATGTTGTTATTGGAGATGAGGCTCACCAGTTTAAATCAAAATCTCTGGTGGGAATTATGACTAAAATGGATAATACCAAGTACAGGTTCGGTTTTACGGGTACACTTGATGGAACTCAAACGCATAAATGGGTATTGGAAGGCCTATTTGGTCCATCATATAAAGTAACTCAAACTAAAGAGTTAATTGACAAGGGACATCTTTCCAAACTTCAAATCAAAATTATTATTCTTAAACATAATCCACAAGAATTCCAAACTTTTGAGGATGAAGTTCAATTCATCATCGGTCATCCAAAAAGAAATAACTTTATTAAAAATCTAGCTTTAGATTTAAAAGGCAATACTCTTGTACTTTTTTCTAGAGTTGAATCTCATGGTCAACCTTTATATGAATCAATAAATAATTCGGTCAAGGATGGACGTAAGGTTTTTTATGTTCATGGTGGAGTAGATGCAGAAGAAAGAGAGTTAGTCAGAGAGATTACGGAAAGAGAACAGAATGCAATCATTGTGGCTTCGTATGGTACGTTTAGTACAGGAATTAACATTAAGAATCTACATAACGTTATTTTTGCTTCACCTTCGAAGTCTAGAATCCGTAATCTCCAATCAATCGGAAGAGTTTTAAGGAAAGGTGATAATAAAACTCAGGCTGTACTTTATGATATTGCTGATGACTGCACTAAAAACTCAAGAAAAAATTACACACTAAATCATCTGATAGAAAGAGTCAAAATTTATAATGAAGAACATTTTAACTACGAGTTTGTACAGGTAAACTTAAAAGAATGATGGAAGAAGATTTCTATGCAGTTATTAAATTAGTATCAGGGGAGGAGATATTCTCTATTGTTTGCCCATCTGAAGAAGAAGGTAGAACAATGTTAATATTGAACAATCCTGTTGTAATAGAAGTTGTTGTTATGAAACAGCTTGGTATGCAAGGATACAAAATAGATCCATGGCTTAAGTTTGCTGATGATGATACTTTCTTACTCGATATGGATAGAGTTCTTACTCTTAGTGAAGTTCGTGATGAAGAAACAATTGAAATGTATCACAAATTCTTGAGACAAAAGGACAGTAAAAACTCAAAAAATCCTCTTACTCCAGAAATGGGATATCTAGCTTCGGTTTCAGAAACGAGAAAGAGACTTGAAAAACTCTATAGGAGCCAAGATATTAAAGATAGCTGATCTTTGAAACCCCACAGAGTTATTGTACCGGATATTCTAGGGTATTGTCAATAGCCGAACATTCTGTTATAATAAGAACACTTAATATAAACAGGGACTCATGAAATGCAGGCACCAAAAAGAAAAAGATCAGAACATTACGTAAATAACAAAGAATTTCTTGAAGCAATATGTGAATACAAAAGAAAGGTTAAAGTAGCCGCAGAAAATGGTGAACCAAAACCACGTATTACAAATTATCTCGGGGAATGTTTTCTAAAGATTGCAACTCACTTATCGTATAAACCAAATTTTGTGAACTATATGTTCCGTGAGGATATGATTTGTGATGGTATTGAGAACTGTGTTCAGTACATCCATAATTTCAACCCAGAGAAATCTTCAAACCCATTTGCATATTTTACTCAAATTATTCATTATGCTTTTCTAAGGAGAATTCAAAAAGAAAAGAAACAAATGGAGATTCGTTCCAAAATCATCGAAAGATCTGGATATGATGAAGTATTTACAGTAGATGATGACGGATTCAATTCTGCAGAGTATAATAGTATTAAAGATGCAATTCAAACAAAGATGTATCAATGACATTAATTGCTTGTGTGACAGATACCCATTATGGGGCTAGAAAAGGTAGTAAAACCTTTCATGATTATTTTAAAAAGTTTTATGAAGACATCTTTTTTCCAGAATTAGAAAAGAGAAAAATCAAACATTGCATTCATCTTGGTGATGCATTTGATAGCCGTAAATCAATTGATTTTTGGTGTTTGAACTGGGCAAAAGAAAATGTATATGATAGATTCCGAGATCTAGGTATAACCGTATATCAGATTGTAGGTAATCATGATGCGTACTACAAAAATACAAATGAAGTCAACTCTATTGAGTCCCTGTTAAGAGAGTATGACAATATTGTTCCAATTTCTAGTCCCGGTGAGTATGAAATTGATGGGTTTAAAACCTTTATGATTCCCTGGATTTCTCCAGAGAATCAACAAGAAACTTTAGATAAACTTTCAGATACAACTGCAAAAGCTGCTTTTGGTCATCTTGAGTTGAATGGATTCAGTGTTTATCCTGGAAATATTCAACAACATGGAATGGATATTAGTGTATTTGATAAGTTTAGAATCGTTTGTTCTGGACATTACCACACTCGTTCTAATAACGGTAAGATTTTTTATTTGGGTAATGCCTATCAACTTTATTGGAATGATGTTGATGATAAACGAGGATTCAATTTCTTTGATACTGAAACTTTTCAATTAGAGTTTGTTCAAAATCCTTATAATATGTTTGAAAGAATTTATTATGAGGATCATAATCCCAAACTTTTCAATACAACTCCTTATAAAGATAAGATTGTTAAAATTATTGTTCGCAAAAAATCCGATCAACTTTTATTTGAAAAGTTTGTGGATAAGATCTATAAGACTGGTGTAGTTGATATTAAGATTGTTGAAAACTTTGAAGTCAATGATGATAATGTTGACTTCGATCAAGAAAAAATAGAAGATACTATTACCATTTTAAATAAATATGTAGAAGACTCTGATTTTGACTTGGATAAGGAAAAAGTCAAAACTCTTTTGCGAGAGGTCTATCAAGAAGCTTGCGAAATAGAATAAGTATGTACATGATCACGCCATATGGAGAAGAAGACGGTGCATATGCTGTTTCGGATACTCATGGCGATAAGACATTATATTTTTTCCAAGATGAAGATGACGCTGAAAGATTTGCCGGTCTTTTAGAAGCTGAAGATTATCCTGAGATGGAAGTTGTTGAAGTTGATCCAGAACTTGCAATAAAGACTTGCCACCAGTATAATTATAAGTATGCAATTATAACTCCTGATGATTTTGTGATTCCTCCCCGAAAATATGATACTTTTCAAAACGATTCGTTGGCGTAACTTTCTTTCTACTGGAAATCAATTTACCGAAGTAAATTTTCAAGACGCTAAGACAAACTTAATTGTAGGAACTAATGGTTCCGGTAAGAGTACAATTCTTGATGCTCTTACTTTTGTTTTGTATAATAAACCATTCAGAAAAATTAATAAACCACAACTTATTAATTCTGTGAATGAGAAGGACTGTCTTGTAGAAATTGAATTTGATATTGGTAATAAAAATTATAAAGTTGTGAGAGGTATCAAACCAAATATTTTTGAAATTTGGATTGACGGGACAATACAAAATCAAGACTCTGCAGCTCAAGATCAGCAGAAAAAGTTAGAAGAAAATATTTTAAAACTTAATTATAAATCTTTCACCCAAACAGTCATCTTAGGTTCGGCTACATTCGTCCCTTTTATGCAATTAACTTCTTCCCATCGTAGGGAAATTGTAGAAGATCTTTTAGACATTAAGATTTTTTCTACAATGAACAATATCTTAAAAGAACGAATGCGTAAAACAAATGAACTCATTCGTGAATATTCAATCAAGAAAGACATGATTGAAGATAAGATTGAAATGCAAGAGAACTTTATTAAGAATCTTGATGAAAGTGGTAAAGAAAGAATCCAAAAGAAAAAAGATAGTATTAAATTTATTGAGAATGAAATTGATGAATTGAATACTGATAATGAAGGAATTTCAATGATGATTGAAAAAGAACTTCAACCAAAGTTGGAAGAACTTACTAGTACAAATTCAACTCTAAAGAAACTTAATTCTATCAAGGCAAAACTAGAACAAAAGATTCAAACTCTTGTCTCTGAACATAAGTTTTTTCAGGAAAATACGGTTTGTCCTACTTGTACCCAAAGTATAGAGAATGAATTTCGCTTAAATAAGATTGTCGATATCGAGGAGAAATCCAAAGAACTCAATGATGGATACCGAGAGTTGGAGGATGCCATCAATGTAGAACAAGAGAAAGACCAACAATTTTTATCTTATTCTACGGAGATTAGTAAACTCAACAATGACATTACCACAAACAATGTTAAGATTACTGGGCTTAACAAACAGATCAGAAATCTTGGACATGAAATTCAAGAAATTACCGAACAAATTCAAAACAGAAATACTGAGCGTAAAACCCTTGAAAACTTAATAAAAGATCTAGACAAAATAGAAAAAGATAGATCTAACGAAAAGGAACAGATTAGTTACTACGATTTTGCTCATTCATTGATGAAAGATGGTGGAGTGAAGTCTAAAATCATCAAAAAGTATCTGCCTCTTATGAATCAGCAGATAAACAAGTATCTACAGATGATGGACTTCTACATCAACTTTACACTGGATGAAGAGTTTAAGGAGGTTATTAAGTCACCAGTTCATGAAGATTTTAGTTATGAGTCATTTAGTGAAGGTGAGAAGATGCGTATTGACCTTTCTCTCTTATTTACTTGGAGAGACATTGCCAAACTTAGAAATTCGGCCAGTACAAATCTTCTCATCCTAGATGAAATTTTTGATAGTTCTTTAGACGGAGCAGGAACAGATTTCTTCACAAATATTATTCGTTATGTCATTCAGGATGCTCATGTATTTGTGATTTCACATAAGACGGATGATCTTATGGATAAGTTTGAAAAAGTGATAAAATTTGATAAAATTAAAGGATTTAGTAAAATGGTGTGACAGTT